CACATGATGCCGGTGGTCTATGACCATCTGCACACATGGGGCATCCGGGAATATAGTCGTAACGGGCCAGTCTTGGCTATGCCTCACCCGGTCACCCTCTGTTACACGAACCCAATGGAGAAAGTAAACTTCTGTCCTATCCGTGACGCCAACCCGTTCTTTCACTTCTTTGAGTCGTTGTGGATGTTGAACGGGCAACGGGATGTCGCGACGGTCGCACACTTCGTTAAACGGATGGCTGACTACAGTGATGACGACACTGTGTTCAACGCCGCTTACGGGCACCGAATTCGTCACGACTTCGGCCGGGACCAACTGGCTGAAGTAATTGCCCATCTTAAATGCGAGCCACAGAGCCGCCAAGCGGTTGTCCAGATTTGGGCGGCACGTGACTTGAATAAGGTGACACGGGACAAAGCGTGTTTAGCCGCAGACTCTACGTTTATGTCACCAGAGGACAACTACACGGTTAAGAAACTGGCGTGGCTCTTTGAACACAATTGGATTGACAGATACCCAGTTTACGGGTTTGACCCTAAGACTGGAGAAACGAAACTCACGTGGATGACGGATTGCTGGAAAGTCGGTAAGAAACCGATCTATCAGGTTAAATTGTCCAACGGTGAAATTATAAAAGCCACCGGCGACCATATCGTGTGGCTGCGCAATCGAAAAGGCAAAATGTGTAAAGAGGTTAGAATAGATGAGCTAGAAATTGGCGACACCTTAATGGCCGTGAAGTACGGCTCCCGTGGTGGCTATCGTGGTTTCAAACGAAACACGTTCCAGAACACAAACTTCCGAAACATGGTGGCTGAGCACAACGAATATATGGAGCTTCTTCTGGATGCTCCTATACCCCAAGGTTTTGTAGTCCATCACATGTTCTACCCAGAAGACAATAAAAAGAGCGCAATTTGTCTAATGGATAACCGAGGGCATATAGGGTACCATAAAAGGATAGACAATCCTATGTGGAAAATCTCAAAAGCTGAACGCGCCGCGAAAGGAGAGCACCATTCCAAAGTGCTGCTGGGGGAAGCCCAACGAACAGGAACCAATGGTCGGAGGTTATCAAAACCAGAAAATGCTCAACTAGAAAGTCAACCCGTTGTAGTGTCCATAACAGAAATGGGCTTTACAGATGTCTATGATTTCACTGTTCCTGAAACAAATAACGCAGCTTTGAGCAATGGTATCTTCGTCCATAACTGCAATATGCAGCTCGTGTTTCGCGTTGTCGACGGCGCACTGGGCATGACCGTGTTCAACCGCAGCAACGATGCGATTTGGGGAGGGGTGAGCGGGGCGAATATCACTAACCTGCCAATCTTCCAGGAGTACATCGCGGCACACCTCAACCTCCCGGTTGGCCGGGTGTTCGTGGTCAGCAACAACCTCCATATCTACCTGGAGAATCCGAAGACCGAGCCCTTGCTTGAAAGGTATATCGGGCGTCTACCTTACCCTATTCGAGATGATGAATACAGCCTCGGGGACGTGCAGCCATACCGGCTCATCGCAAACACGACCACGTTTGACGAAGAGCTCGCACTGTTCATGAGCCGGATGTACCGTGCGATAACCGAAAACCGTGCAGACATTGAAGAAACCCCATGCCATAACCCGGTCTTCCCGGAAGTCGCTGCCCCCATGTTTTACGCTTGGACCGCACATAAAAGTAAAAAACGCACTACGGCGTTGAACTGGGCTTGGGCAATTCGTGCGACAGACTGGCGGCTTGCCTGCGTCAACTGGTTGGAGAGGCGTTATGCAAAACCCGAATGATATTCAGATAGGTGGCAACCACTACAAGGGTCTGCCGGTGCAGCACTGGGACTTGATGTATTGGCTCCAGGCGGATTACCATACCGGGTGCGCCAGCAAATACCTCATTCGGTTCGACGCTAAGAACGGAATTGAGGACCTGAAGAAAGCGATGCACTTTATCTCAAAACTCGGATACCTCGGCGAGCTCTCAGTGTGGCGTCGCTGGTACCGTGCGTTCCAGCTCTGGCGGTACCGTTTTGAGCTTCAAGAGTTTCTTGACGCCACGGCACGGCTCAGCCTGTTGCCGCAATCGTTGGAACACCACCGTCGCCAAGCTGTTCTCGCATTGTTACATGGAGACCTCGTTAATGCTCTCGAGCTTACACAATCTCTCATTTGCCGTTACGAAGAGCACACCACCCACGACACTGGGATACCTGGTCCACGGTACGCCAATCAAGGCTAGGATAGCGATTCAAGATAGAACGTACCAAGTGCAAATCGCAACAGAGAACTCAGGTTGGGTATTGCTGCGACATTGTGCCAATCTGGGGCGAGCTCAGCGGGTATTGGTGGAACTCAAGCAAGGCCGATACTGTGCAGCTAGCTTGACAGAGGCACTGAAGCATGGCACAAAGATCAACGCCGGCACCACGGCAAGCACCTTGCCAGTCGGTATAATGGACCAGCTTCGCGGCCGAGCCCCTGATGACCTGAGTGTGCCGGAGTTATCGGAGATCCTAGACTGGCCGGACAACCGAGTTGCTGCCACAGTAAAGCAACTCTTAGAAGACAACTTGATAGACCGGGTTATCCGTGGTGGAGTGTCCTGGTATTCCAAGCAAGGTACGAAACCACGAGCTGAGAACTTCAACCGCCTTATCATTGACGTGTTGCGGTGTCACCATCGGGGAATCGGTTCTATGAAGTTGTTCGAACTCATGGCAGTGCATATCCCGCACAATGCCAACGACCAATTGAAGAAACTAGTAGCCTCCGGGGTGCTGAAAGAAACGAACTCATCGAAATCGCTCATCTACAAACTGAGGCACAAATGAACAGATTCGACATGATGATCGCTGGCGGGATGGTCGAACGCTTCCACACTGGGCAGACGATTACAACGCGCACGGTTGGGCAGCATACCTTTAATATGCTGGTGATCGCGGACAACGTCTTTGAAGGGGAAACCCCAGACTGGCTCTCCAAGGCCATTCTGTATCATGACTTGCATGAGGTGTTCACCGGCGATATCCCTTGGCCCGTGAAGCAACGCCCGGCACTGAAGGAAGCAATCGACCACATGGAGCATGAAATTAACGTGGAGTATGGGTTGACCGTCAAGCTCACGGACGTGCAGTACCGTATGCTCAAAGCCATCGATATGCTGGAGTTCCTGCTGTACCTGATGCAAGAGCGCGCCTTGGGCAACAGCAATCACCCAGAGTTGATGGACCGCGCGGCGGACGAATGCCACCGTTTGTTGGAGGGTGATGACATTGCCCCGTTTGCAGTAGGCTTTTGGCGGGTATTTACCCGCCTGTTACCGCAAATCTAAGGCACCGTAGAGCCATTTGTACGGGCTACCCGCTAGGGTACTAGTGGGTAGCCCGTAAACACCTCAGAGACGCTGTTATGCCGAATGCAGAAGAACCAACCTACCGTGATTTTGTGAAACAAGCGAAACAACTGGTTACATGGGCAACGAATATCAAAAGCATAACTCAGGAGGACTGGGACGAACTGACACAGAAACAGCAAGAAGAATTCTACCGACAAGTAACTGCTGATCAACGTTGGGTACGGTCAACCGCTGAACGTTTCTTTGAATGGTAGCATCATTATGAATACCCTGATTATATTGATCAGCCTAACCCTGGCATACCCGGTAATGGCTGCAGAATCCGAGTACGAGAAAGCGCACCGCGTTGCCGAGGAACACCGGCAACGCATGAATATGGAGAAATTGATTAGGCTTCAACAGGAACAGGCTGCTAGGCAAAAATTGAAGGACCCTAAGCCCACAAAGCCACGGTAGTCTCCTCCGGCATGGGAGGGGTACGGCTTGTTTCTCCACGTTGTAATGATTATAGATTGAATTTTCTCAGATCTAACTTATCACCTGCGGTTAATGGGTAGACAAAAGACAGTATATTCCCTGAAACGTTCCAATCTCGGGGACTACTACACATAACTCCATTTAATTCTACTTCTAGAGCTGCCGGGTTGGGGATCGAAGTGCCTAAAGTAAAATCGGTCTGCCCGCTTGTAGCGGTGAATGATTGTGCTACAATTGAATTGATACTTAAAGCGTTCAGCCGTGTCAAGGCTTCGGCCAAAGTCAGATGAACCACCCCGGAACTTGTTTGACAAAAAGTTCCAGCAGGTCCGTTGATCACGCACTCAAAGACGTTATTGTCTTCACCTACTTCATTTAAGATGCTCTGCCCATCTATTTTAATCTGAGCGAGCGCACGCTTTGTTTTTTCGGCTTCGGTGCATACTTCTTCGATACAGTCTGCTAGGCTCATATCAAACTCCGTAAGTTTTAATCCAAACCAAATCGCCGACACTTAATGGTTCTGTGAAAACTAAACTCGTACCACTGAGTGAGTAATCCCTGGTATTCAAAAGTCGCACGCTGTTTAAAGCAACCCGTGTCTTAGACACTACAGGGATTTGTGGCAATGTTAGATTTGTCTTACCGGGTTGGTCAAAGTTGTACCACCACCACTCGCCAAACCCCACGTTAAGAGGCGTCTGCAGCCTGTTGAGCAGCTCCGCAAGCGTTGGCAGCCTTACCCCACCCGGCACGGGTATAAAGGCTCCTGCGGGCAAATTGAAAATCTGGTTTAACTCTGGCAACAAGTTCTGGTTGCTCCACACACTGTATGTGGATAGACGAGTAAACTCCGCAAGGATACGCTCGCAACAACTAGCCATTAGGATTACCCCAATAAGTGCTATCTTTCCAATCTGCGTTAAACTCGGTCCAGTCTAAGTCAATAGGAGGGAAACTTATGCGCAAGAGGCAAGCTATGATGTCATCACACTGAACTTCAAACATGCAATCCATGTCAATCTTTTGCTGCTCAACACGCACAGCCACCGACCAACGGTTCTTCTCTTGCAGAGTGATCTGAGGATTGCCGACCATACGCACGAGATGGTCAAGTACATTCCAACGCCCTACTTGCCCGGTGACCATAGGGGCATAGAACCAGTCTGTGCCGAATGACTGTGCAAATGTCTCCCAAGCCTTTAACTCGGTAGTGGTGAGCCCTGACCAAGTGAGCTCATAATATGTGGGCCGATGCTTATACTTCCGTCGCTGGCGATGATGCCCCGAGTCATAAGCTGTACGGATTACTCCAGCGTCTATTTGATAGTCAAACGACCTAATGCTAGGGCATGGAATTCCGTAATCCCCCCAACGGACGGCAACGCCGAAACAACTTGAAGTGTCTACGCTGCTCATGCCATTACCTGCTGTTCAGCCGTGACGACTACAGACCAGCGATCTTTATCTTGAAGCGAAATGCTGGGGTTTTCTACGAACCGCACAGTGTGATTCTTTATCGTCCAATCGTTACATTGTCCCGTGATGAACGGTGCATAGAACCAGTTGTATCCATAGGCTTGCATGAACACTTCCCAAGACTGGAGCTGGCTGGTTGTAAGTCCTGACCATGAGACTTGATAATAGGTCGAGCGTTGAAAATAGCGCCGTCGTTGGCGAGCGTACCCAACATCAAACGTCGAACGGATAAGCCCGAGATCAATCTCGTAATCAAACGCTTGGATACTGGGGTACGGCAATGCCTGTTCTTCCCAGCCAATAGTTGACACGCAGCTCATGACCACACCCGCTCATCGTACCGATAGGTCTCGAGCGAGACACGGTGCGAGTCTAAAGCACGGATCGCTCCTATTACATAGCTATCACTGACCATTTGGTGTTCAACGGTTATGCGGTCCCCGACTTGCATCAAGTGACCCTCTAGCTCAACCTGGAAAGTGAGGAACTCACGACGGTACTCACGCACGTTCCAGAGATATTTAGCGTAAGCTAGAGCCCGCGCTGGATCTGTACAACCCATAAGGTTTTCTTTCAACGGGTTAAGGCTGTCTGAAGGGTATCGCACATACCTAGCTATCCAGTCTTTAGGGTCACGATACTCGATCTCGATACCGTCTTCCTCACCTTCTTGTGCGTACTGCCAACCGAATTCCATCGAGTCTAAGATTATTGCGCCATTTTCATCACCATTAGAATCTCGGAAAATAGCTACTGCGTTAGACGGTCTGTCAATGATAGCTGAAAACTTGCTACCCAAAGGTACAGGCTTTGCCTGGAAAGGCGTTAAGACCGTAACGATAGAATCCCACACTTGCCCATTGAAATCGAATATACCATTGAACCCGGTGTCCCATGCCTGTAATGCTGAAAGCGCCGGAGTATCTAGTTCACTGGAAGGCCGCGCCGCCCCATAAACCGTATTGGTGACAATATCCTCATAGATCACCGCAGGGTTCTCGCTGGGTTTACCGTTTGGGAGGATCCGTGTACAGTCGATGCCAATCTTGTTGAGGGCATCTGAAGCGATACCATTAGTCGCCTTAATGCGAAGAGAGACTAATGTAACGTCTCCATAGATTGGCCCTGGTGAACCATATAGGATCGCTTTTACTCCAGTCCAGTACATGTCAGACTGGTCTATCGCGCGAGTGCTCTTAGGATTGATTCGCCGCACTTGAGCAGACCAACGCCCGTCACCTGTATCTGCCCAATAACTATAACGGAGCGGAGTGTTGGTCGCGGCACCGTAGCTCGTCGCCAACACGATAGACGGAGTTGCTGTCGGGTTGCCGTTATCGTCAACTTGGACGAGTGTGATGATATAGTCGACTTGGGCGTACTGTAGTTCACCAGTCGTTTCGTTGGAAGTATAAAGCCCATTCGGGAAGGTAAAGTCCAGCTCGATTGCGCGTGTGCGTGAGCCGGGCCGAGCCGTCATGAACGGGCCAATCACGTTATCAGCACTTATGAAATTATATGGATAGTAAGATTTTTCTTCAAATACAATCGTGGCTTGTGAAATTGGTATTAAATCGTTCTCTAAAAGGCTACCACTTGTAAGGTTCCCGATAAATATGGCGCTCGAGGCGTCTATGGTAGTGTCGGTTGACAGAAAAACCGCATCGTTACCTCCACCTAAATCCAAGGTTATACTGTCTTCATAGCTAATCGCGCCGAAAGGTGTATTGAGACCAGAATTACCCGTTGGCGGTTCTATCCACGATAAGATTAACTGATCTTGCCCAGGTTCACCCGGACTGTAGGAATACTGAACGCCATTCTGGAGTATGGCGGTTAGACCTAAACTTAACGGGATATCAAACGTAATCGTCAATCGGTCAGTGCTGATATCTGTAACGGTGCGCGTTTTGTTATTCAAGCGCGTCATTAGAGTACTGGTAGTGAAGCCCACACCAACACGAGAGTCTAATGCTGAGGACAGAAGTAAAGTCCCATCCGGTTGTATATTGCCGCTACCATAAATAGGGTCTGGCGGAATAACCTCTTGATCCGACACTTCTGGTGAAGTGTCTACGTCTTCAAAGAAATGGTTGCCCCATTGTGCCTCAATATTCCCAATCGCTTGACCATGTGAATTACCGTCATGAACCCTGTATTGCACCACACCTGGGGGCATCTGCTGGATGGGGGACCCTGCAATTTGAATCTCGTGTATCGTGAATTGGCCATGCCCGATGCAAAGTAAGATATCAGCGTACTGTTCGTTATAAGCGTACCAAACATATGGCTGGCTTGCGAGCTTAGGCGTGGTCAGCACTCGCCCATAAATCACCGGGATAGGCGCACCCAACGCTGCCACGTTGGAAGGCGAGGTTAGGGCGTAGACACTTTCTGCAGCGGGGGTCTCTGAAGACGCTGAACTGAGCTTTTGAGCTTTTGTAGGAAAGAGTTTATTGAAAACAAAACTGATAGCGATTGAGGTCGCCGCAGTAATCAATGCTGTGACAATATAAGCCACAGCAGTCGCAGGCAGACCAGGTAACAGGTAAAGCCGCACGTCATCACAATGGCTTAGTTCAATGTTCTCATATTTATCCGGAGCGACGAGGTTCCCGTTCAAGTACAAACGATGATTACCTGGGAACCCTGCCGGGTATTCTTGATGCAAGAATTCAATAAGCGAGCCACTCCAGTCCGTAATCCGCTTTGTATTGTCAGCTTCAAACGGGTTTTCCTGTATGGTTATTCTACCCATCGGTATGCCTTCCACTGTCTATACGGAGAAACTTGCGTGATAAGACTTAAACGTTGAACAATAGACCCAGTTCTAGGGGTCATGTGCAGCAACATATCTGGCTCAACAATCACACCGACATGGTGTAGCCTTTCGTTATGGCCGAGCAACACGACGTCCAACGGCTGGGGCTCACCGGTCACCAGCACCCATTGGGGTTGACTGGTTGCTGTAGCAATGGTTTCAGCGTGCTCATGTGGGATGTACTCGTAGTCCGGTAAAACCAAACCATGCTCGGCAAGATAGGCTTTCGCCAATGTCCAGCAATCGTGTGTCCCTGGCTCACGGCCCTGCCAACTAAACGGTATCCCAACCCAATCTATAGTACTCATCTCCGTGCCAGTCCTGGATAGGTATCCGGTCGGAACAACGCGTAAGGGAAAGCTCGGTCAAACACGTTGTACCGAGTCGCAACACCAGTCATTTGGGAAATCGTAAGAGTTACGTTTGTCAGCATAAGCTCCAAAGGTGGGTCATACTGTGGGGCCGAGTTGCCGTTTAAGTAGATGGTCCAGTACACTCTGATAGGTTCTCGTCCGGCTGCGGCGGCGGCTCGTAAAGCATTGAGCATTTCGTTCCCAACATTGCAAATTGCTATGCTGAGGTCCTGTTGCCCTTCACCATCCCGGTCTGGTTGCTTAACCTCAAAAGGGATAGGTACGAACAACTGACTGGCTCCGTCGAAAATCGCCGTAAACTCCTCAGGCGCATTCGTAATGTAGAATGGGCCGGTCGTGGGATGAGTGATTACCAGAGCTTCCCACCAAAGTGCGTCCTTATCGGTGTATTGATAAGCCGCTGCGATACCGTTTTGATATGGCATTATCGCCGGTACCTCGCATCAAAAACACGGGAGGTACTGTTGCCCCCACGTTGTAACCTAGACTCGATCTCTTTTATCGCGATCTCAATAGTTCGTTCATCTACCCGGTTGCTGGTCACTTCCACACCCTGTGCATTGTTATTGATCACAATATTCATTTGCGCAGGTTCGGACTTTACACCCAAGTCACCATTAGATGTACGTGTAAGGGGCAGTATGGCTTCACTGCCAGCCTCGCCGAGCAAACCTATCGTACCACCCTTGGCAAACTTGAAGACTGTAGGGTCGTGATAGATGCCTTGAGGTAGGCTGGTCCCCCCTGGGAACGCATACCCTTGAGCAGCCTGCAGACCGAACAATCCACTAAAGTCTGTCCCTCCAAATGCACTGGAGACAGCTTTGAAAATTGCCATCTTTACAGTGAGGGCGACTATCTGTTTTAGAAGATCAGCTAGTGCATCTTTCAAATTGAAGGTCCCTTGCACGGCGGAATCGATCCACGAATCGAACGACGCAAACGCGGCGTTCTTTAAGCGTATTGCTAAACCCTCCACCGAAGCGGAGGTTTCTAAGATCTGATCTTTGGTCTGGGCCAATCTGGCTGCAATTAACTTTGACATCCGGTCATATTCTTCAGTCTCTAAGTTGAGACTGGCCTGGGCTTGGGCAAGTAGGTCAAGCGCCGCCTTATGTTCTAGCTCGGCTGCGACCAACGGGTCAAGGGACGAGACTAAACCTGCATAAGCATTCTTGAGGTCTAAGAAGTTTTGATACTGCTTTTCTTCAGCTTCCGCCGCGCGCCCCAGAGCTTCAATCTGAGCTTCCTCAGCCGCCGCCATCTTGAGTAGTTCTTCATCTGCTTTGGCAAACGCATCCGCCGCGTCACGGATAGATGCAGTGTAAGCTTCTTGACTTAGCACACCGGCATCAAGCAGAATAAGGTTCTCGGCTAAGACAGCATCAAACTTTTGCCGTGCGCTGGCGTATTGCTGCTCTATCGAGCCAGCACGCTTCAACATGTCACTCCGAAGAGTCAGTGCGCCGGTTGTTTGGCCTAGAGCTTCACGGATTGCTTCTTCACTTTCAATGACATTAGTGGCATACTGCCGCCCGGTTATCGTGTTACCTTTCGGGACATAGTCAAGGCCACCTTTCAACCCACCGGGGCCAAGGAAATATCCAGCAAGACCCTTAACATCGTCGCCAGTCTGTTGTGACATCTGGCGGATGTATTGGGCACCCGCAACGATATTAGACCACCACCCATCAGAACCCGTGCGAATAGCCTCAAAGCTAAGGTTGAGGTTTGAAGCGAGATCCTTAGCAGTCCCTTCAATGATCTGCATAGGACCGGTCGCTGAGCTAACAGAATTCGCAAAATTCGTAAAGCTGGACTCGCGCGCGATAAGTGCAATCAATCGCTCAACCGGGACATTCGCTTTTTCAGCAGCCTCGGCAATAGCCGGAAAGAAGGCTTTGAGATTGGCTGCTCCGTCATCCGACAACTTCAATGCCTTGGCGATTTTCTCCAAGCTACCGGCGAACTCGTCAGGGTTCAAATACCCAGATTGAGACGCAGCTATCGCCGCCTTGGCTTGTGCTTCAGTGCGGGAAGCCAGCTCCTTTGCCAACGCAACCTGTCGCTCCATAAGCCGGGTAAGCTCACCGTTCTTCATAACGGTTTGACCGGCTGCGAACAGTCCATACTTGTTGATCGCTTCTAACTCTTTCTTGACTTCAGCGATCTGTGCGACAGTCTCGTTGATATCGGTGAAAAGCTCCTGATCTCCAAGCTGGCTAGCGTACCCCGCAAGGTCGCCCATACCTTGACTCAGGCTACGGTTGATATTGTCTATACCTTCCGTGATGCCCTTGATCAAGAACTGATAAGTCTCGGAAGCCTTCAGCTTTTCATCCAATGTTGCCAGCAAACGGGTCCATGAGTTTTCCAGCCGGGCGAGCTGGAAAGCAAACAGATTAGGGATCTCTTTAGCGAGCGCCTGAGTTTCCTTAAAGGCAATATCAAACCCGCGCAAAACGACAGGTGTCGTCAAAGCACCTTCTGTGCCGAGCTGTTTCAAGGACTTAGTTGTGCCGAGGATACCTTGCACAGCCCGCTCTAATGAGAGGCCCAACGCACCCGCGTTCTCATTCAAAGACCGCAGCTCATCACCCTGTAGCTGCCCGCTACTCAGCGCTTGGGTTAACTGCACAGTGACGATCTGTGCGCGACGAGCGTCAATACCATAAACGCGGAGAGCGTTTGTCAGACTTTCCGCAAAATTTACGACTTTACCGAACGGGATTTCAAGCCTGTCAAACGCTGGGGCCAAAAGCGCGACGTTATCTGTAGCATCCGCAAACGATAGGCCAAGGGTATATGCGAGAGTAGCGACTTCATCAAACCGAGCAAGCCCGTTGCCCAACCGCTCGATACGGATCCGCATCATCTCAAGCGAATCACCGGCTTCAACCAAGCTGCGTCCAGCATCGAACGCAGCCCTACCCATGTAGTAGAGCTGTTGCGCAGCATACAGCGCACCGAACCCTTTCAGCAGGTTCGCGAACTTGTTCAGGCCAGCCTGGAGCTTGGCAATAGAACTAGCGGTCTCCTTGGTCGACTTGTCGATACGCTTGAGCGAGCGGGCCGCACTTGCCGACGCCTTGTCGATATTCTTGAGCGCCGCTTCAAACGAGCCAGTCTGTGCCTCGAAGATAACGATGCGACGTATTGTTTCTGTTCTGGGTCTACGGGCCATCGTTATCCCCTACGCTTACGCCGCACACTTGGTTTACGATGCTTCGACGGGCGAAGCCCTGTCTGGTTAGCCATGGAATTCAACGGGCCAATCTCAATGATGGGTACCGCGTATTGTACAGGACCACGGCGATTGCTGCCGTCATGCGGGTCAACGCGCATACCCTTGCGCTGGTAGATACGGCTACTCCCCTGGAGATAGCGTAGACGGGCGTCGTAGCCCAGCAACGCCGCACGGCTGCGCACCTTTGGCCACGCCTTGTGGAACGTTCTAGGCCAGTCTGGGTTGTTCTCAAGGGTACTAGCATATGTGGCGATGTTGGTGATGCCGACAATGGTAAAGTCCACTGTCGGCACAGAGATCGTTGCAACCCCACCTACCACATACCGGAAGTCTCCGGCGTATCGCCCGGTATGCTGCCTTGGAAGGTGTGCCCGCAACAACGCCAGCACAAACATCGCCTCTTTACGGAAGTCAATCGCTGAGTCACCTTGACTGGGGTCTTGGAACCGCAAGATAGACGCGAAAGGCATCCGGGTTTCTGCAAGTCGCGCCTTATCACCTTCAAAATCCTTGTAGACCAACGTACCGATCTTAACATCCATCGGTGTCGGTAACTCGGTTTGCTCTATTTCGTAAGCCACCAGCTCACGCTGATCCCGAAGAAGTTTGGTCTTAGCGTTTTCACCGAAGAGGCCACGAAACAGAGCATCCCCAGAAGCGAAATCAGCATTACTGAGCCGCTTTTTGCTCACGACACATTTGCCCCGAACGCCGCTGCTATCTGCTCAGGTGTCATCTCGGCCAACTCCTGCTTACCCTCTGCAGCATCTTGAGCACGCATAAAGTACTCAATCCACCCAATGTATTCAGAGAGAGGCATGGCCATGATATCCTTAAGTGGGCAGTGCAGCTCGATAGCTAGACGCCGGGCGAACATCTGTGCCGGGGTCAGGCGTTTCCCGAGTCATCCTCCTGACCGAGGATTTCGTTCAGCACGTTGAGCGCACCTTGCATTTCGCCCATGCCGAGCTTCATCAACCTGTCATGACCGATTGGATCACCATCGATGTACAGCATGTCTTTCAGAAGGTTGATGCCATCAGATGGGGCATCTTCGGGGCGTGCGAGCCATTGCTCGACGGTCATTTCACGGACTTCAACGACCTTACCCAATTTGGCAGTTCGGCCAGTCGTGATTTGGATTACTTGGGGCATTGCATGTCTCCATCAAAGACCATCCCAAAATGAAGCGGGCAGGACCGGGGATGAATCGGTCCGTTCAGTCAGGTTGCGCAGGAGAGAAACGCCTGACCTAGCCCTAACCGAAGATTACGTGCAGAGATCGCAAACGCGATAATCCGGTGCCGTGTTCACTACGGCACCGCCTGTCCAGGTTGCAGCGCCACGGAAAGCAAACGCCTCCGAATAGCTGTTGACAGTCAATGGGGTGAACATGTAACCGATGCTCTGCGGGAACTCGGTGATGAGCACCCGTTCGATACCGTCCACAAGCGCACGTTGCATCTCGATGAACCCAGGATCACAGAAGTCGATTGGCCCACCCCAAGATAACGTTCCTGCGGTGCTGTCACCAGAGGCTTGCGCTGAAGGGTCACAGAAAGTGCCGAGGTCGATGGTATCACCAGCCGGTACATCGCGTGAAAGGTCGTTGATACAGAACGGCACGAGGTCGACGTTCTTCACGTAACGGTCAACAGCACCCTCCGTCGCGGCTGCAAGGTCGCCAGTCGTGTCAGAACATTTCAACGGGAACGAATTGGTGGTGATCGTGCCGACAATGTAGAACTTGTCGTCCAAGCTCTCCATCCCAGTGCCGCTGATCTTGACGATATCGCCCTCCTCCAGCGCACCGATCGATGAGACGGTGACCACGGCTGGTGCCGCTTTGGTAATGGCCGTCACCACGAGTGCCACCGGCGTCGCACTGGCAACCGTCAAGTAAGTCTTAAGCCCTTTCGTTGAGAATTTCATGTTGTGCCTCTACACAATTTCGGGTTGATAGTCGGTGACAAAATGCGTCGCAGTGACGCGGTGAACCCGCAATTGAGATTCCCAAAAAGGACTCTCGTCAAGCGGTGAAGAATTAGAAAACGTGGCGACCGCGACCTTGCCGAGATGAGCCAGTCTCCATGCCTCAGCTAACGTGTTGGCGAAGTAATCGATCTGCACCATCACATCAGCGATGTCGTCGTTGGGGCCACAGTTGGTCTCCCACGGCTCGTAATCAGTACCGACCCGGCTCACCACAACCAACGGGACATCTGCGGGTTTAAGGTCGTCAAACTGCTCACCATGCAAATTGCGCACGGGCACACCTGTAGCCGCCGTGAGCGCCGGGATAAGCAGTTGCTCTATCATCAGCTCAGGCCAGCCGAGAGCGCGACCAAGTCATCGTCTGCATCACCGTTGGTTACGGTGATCGTGCTACCGACAGCCTCAAGCGTTTGGTCGTTGGATGCCCATTGAGCCGCACTGGTGATCGCAGTGACGATGTCCTCACCGGAACTGCCGGCGGGCAACTCGACTGAGAACGCAACGTCAGGATTAGCCCCGAGCTTAAATGAGGCATCCAGGGTGAGCGCCTCTGCTGTGTTGCGCCCATAAGTCTCTACGACCAAAGTAGCTTCCCCGCCGCCTGCCGCCGCAGGCAGTCCAGCGACTGTGATGTCAACATCCGCACCGGACATAAAAGCCCACGGGCCTTGATGCGATTGCAACCACTCGGGGGCTGGAGCCATCTCGCCTGTCTTCGGAGTGTACTCCTCAGTAGTCATCTCAGCCACGAGAGAGGCCCGGTTGAGCCGTTTTCCCGTCAAACGGTTGATAACTTCACCACCGCCGACCTCGATGTAAAGTGGGGTTACATCGTCAAAGACCTGATCACGAAAACCTAATTTCAAAGCCATTTCATTCTCCTCAGGGGTGTGCCCCTCCAGATTTACAGATCAAGGTCAATGCGTCACGGGTATGATTTTCCAGTACCGCAGTGACCGCATATTCCGCAGTTGTGTCCACGTCTACAACCCGGTACGTGCCGTCAATGCGGACACCTGGGACAGCACGAGTTGTAATCTTGAACGTCTCCTCACCGAGGTCACGCCCTGCCCCGAAGTACTCACGCCCACTGACCGAGGCGACCATTGCCTGAACCTCAGCGATCTCGAGCCAGTCTTTGGTTGGGGCACCAAGTGCGTCGATGCCATTGACAACAGCGTCAATCCGAACCCGATGGCGTAGTCTACCCGCTTTCATACAGACGGCCTCCAGAGACCAGCCATCAATCTTGTAACTTGATCGGGAAGATGATGGATAGTGCCGAATTGCATTGACTCTCTGTTCTCATATAACGCGGCTGTAAGCAGCAGTATCGCAGAGAGTACATCCATCGGAATGTCTTCATGGCCTTCATACCCCACGTCCAGCTTGAGTCCATCCGCCGTAGATTGTGAAAGACTTGTCAGTAGCCAATCGCAATGGAACCTGTCACATGTGAGCTCGTTTTGCCAAGGTAGACTTACCCATACGTCGGGGTCGGTCTGGTAACTCAACCCACGAATCGGATAAATCGGTGACTGAACAAATGCGCCCTCACAGACTGGCTTCCATAGATATTCTGTTGGCACGATAGCTCGGTTTGTTTGATTCTCGATCTCGGCTATCGCCCGTGCAGTCGCGAGTTTAAGGTATGAATGATCACGATCGAAATCTACACGGCAGTGAGATGCTATTAAAGATAGCAAGCCCTCCGGTAGTACCTCGACATCTGAAGATAAAATTAACATGAGTCCCTCGCATCTAGACTTCGGTTAGTTTGTGACACTAATATCCAACAGCAATATAACTCACGTTTATAAAAATTTCAGCACCTGGGTTTGGCTTCACAGCGAACACAAGCGTCGTGGGAGTACAACTCGCTATTACAGGGTTGAGTGTTTGCCCTTCAGACAGGACTATGCTGTCATTGTTTGATAAGATTGCAGATATCGTGTCTATTAAAAACGGCTTTGGGTAAGTTATCTGACCAAAACCAGAAGAATCGATAGCCACGATGGTGGAACCCGTACGAAGCTGAAAACCGACGTCTGAATCATACGATGCGTTGCTTGCATTGACAATACCGCTAGCAAGCGCACTGTTGACTCCGGACTGGTAAGACTCTAGGGTCGTGTTGTGAAAAGTATTTGAGCCATCGGCCCGGCACCCTAGACAAGGACCATAAACCCCGTTATCACCCAGGACTATTCCAGACGTTAAGTAGTTGAACTGGTTGGCTGTAATAGAACCATAGTTACAGCTATCGAGTAAAATCCCATTTTGAGCAACCGAAAATGTCGGGTCGCCCAATATGTAATTACCGACGATACTGGCGATCGTTACCCCGTCCAGCGAAATCACATTGCCATCAGAATATGTACCGTCCCACTTGTTGCCAAGGGCGAGATAATTGTTACAGATCTTAAACGCACTTGACCCGCGGGCATTAGGGTCGTTTTGATATATCCCATTGGTCTTAGCGTCTATGTGCCCGTTGCAGACTTCCAACGCATGGACAATGCCACCACCCACAAATATACCATAATCACAAGCAACGAACTCAAAATTAGTTAGATATATCCCTTCGATAGTCCGCCCGACGGACCCAATAAACTGTACAGCGTATTCTGTAAAATTTATCTGGATGCCATTTAGCATAAAGCGAACAACAGAGCCGGTAACTGAAGAAATAACAATACCACGAGTCCCGGCGGTAGAAGCTTTTCCGAGTATGCGCAGGCCAGCAATATAGACACCACCTGTATCCTGCAATTCTACGCCTTTTGTCCAATAACCTAGATTAGAACCATAAAAATCTAAGCCACGTATGTCGACGTTATGGATTTTAACGGTGCTAGAATCTCCAAAAGGTACGACTTGATCCGGAACAGAGTAATTAAAGGACAAAGCTGTCCCACCACCAGTATGGGTCGTGCTTAGAGTCATGTCCGAAATATTAAAGGTAGACCTAGCTTCAGCACTCACACCAGTGTTGTCTGTGAAAAGTATTCCGCCGTCTGCATTGGTCCAAACAAGATTGGTAGAATCAACGCCAGCACCACGTAAGAAAATGTGACACTCACAAATTGAGATTTTAGCACCGAGCTTATACCCCCCAGCCGCGAAATAGAGCTCCCCACGACCGACGGCCTGAATCGCATCCGCAGCCCCCTGAATAGCTGGCGCATCATCTGATATGCCATTACCAAAAGCCCCAAACATGTGGGCCGTGAGCGGCCCGTTGACGACCCTAATCCAGCAGCCCGACCCAGTATCGGCGGGAATAAACCACGTACCCGGCCACACAGATAATTGATCCAGTTTATTCGGATCAATGATAGTCCCACCGTTATGGGCTGTCTTTAACTTAGAAGAATCCCAATAAAACGTACCGCCACCACTATCGGCCGAAAAGTGAAAACGCTTCACGAAAACCATCTTCGGGGCGACGCCACCATAAAAAACAATATCTTTAAGTTCTAGTAGGTGTTCTACAGTCGGTGCCCCGGATCTAGCCAAACGTGCAAGGTCGTATGAGTATGACATTAACTATCTCCTTCAACACAATCTATGTAGAACACTAAATTCACTCAGAGACTACATCAGATGTTACAGACAAAATAACCTCCCCTCCTAGGGACTTAATTAAGAGGTTTATTGCCTGACCAGTTTTAGGCGCGATCGAAACTACATCGCCCCCCACCCAACGAACCCCTACAGGCACCGTGAGTTCGTTAGTGCCGTCCGTATTAGAGGTCAACCGTAACAAATAAACTGCATACTCATTAACTCCTGCGGGCTGAATTGTCAATGTACCGCTACCGACGAGCCTAGCAATACCAACCCCGTCATAGATCGGCACCGGGCTGACTGTAACATCTGTTATATCCCCCAGATAAGATAGTGTTTTAATCGGAGGTACTTTACAGACGTCGGTTGATCTGGGGCGGGAATCTAGATTAAAAGCTATGTTCGATTGCTTTGTGACGGCAGCCGCTGCGCTCTCAGACTGTTTTTGCCGTTTTTCAGCCCATTCGTCCATAAAGAGTTCAAACTGTTCAACCGGAAAATCGAGAACAGTGCCGTTATCGTAAACCAGAGAGAATCCATCAGCGTACCCACGAATCTCCAATGGCTGCGGGCCATCAACTCCGTCCTTTGCCTTCTTAGCGTCCTTACCATCTTTACCATCCTTACCGTCACGCCCACGACGAGCGAACATCTTACCTTTGCCGTTCCACCAGCAGAACATCGTACCATCATCCATGTATAGGTCGCCATCTTCGTAGACTGCGTCAGCCTGCTTAATGCCTTTCAGCTCAAACCCAGCAGTGCCCACACGCTCCCAGTCATTGCGGTTGTCCGGCTTCGTCACTGTATCCCGCTTTGCACGGGCGATCTTACCCATCGCGTACTGAACCACTTCACCTTCGCGATGAATACCGGGTGTCCAAATTTTCACATCCACTCCGAGACCATCACGACCGGGAAGGCCGATACCGGGATCACCTTTCTTCCCAGGTCTACGCTCGAGCTCTGCAAGCTGTTTACCGATACGCAGCTCCATCACTTCGATAGCATGACGCAACTCCGTCTCAGCCTTGGCGCGCCGCTCATCAAACTGAAGAGGCATCGTATCAAACTGCTGCCGCAAGGTATCGAGCTCACCCCGCAATCCACGGAGGACTTCAGGTTGCTGGTAGAGCTCAAGCACCGACTCAGTAAGTTCATCCAGCTTCTGGCATACTGCGGTGTCATCATACGGGGAGACTGGCTCGGGCAATGCCGCCAGCTTATTCTCGAGAGCTTTGATCTGAGAAGTGACAAGCGCGGTACCTTCAACAACGCCAGTCTGTGTTTGCTGCAGATCGTAACGAAGTTCCTTCAGATCTGTCTCAAGCTGCATACGGATATCGGTATCATCATACGGGGAGACTGGCTCAGGCAAATCGGCCAGCTTACCCTCAAGAGCTTTGATTTGAGCCGTGAGATGTTTACTGACGTCAGCGACCGTCGCGACCTGGGTCTTCAACAACCCGTCACGCAGCTCTTCAAGCTCTTTCCGGAGACCCGTGTCATCATAGGGCAGAGGGATCTCAGGCTTGGGCAACGCCGCCAGCTTAATCTCCAGAGCTTTGATCTCGTTTGCAACTCCCTCGATTGCGCCAGTCTGGGCTTCTTGTAGATCGCTGCGCAGCTCCTTGAGCCGAGCCTCAAGCTCACCACGGAGGCCCGTATCGTCGTAAGGCACCGTAGGCTTGGGCAATGCCGCCAACTTAGCCTCCAGCTTGTGGAGCGTGCTCATGGCTGTCTCAGCTTGACTGGCAAGCTGTTGCCGCAAACCGTCAGCTCGTTTAGCTTGTGATGCGTCTAGAACCCGAATCGTCTCGAGTAGGTCCTTGAGCTTCTCAGCTTGTTCAGCGATAGCTAAGTCAATTTCCGCACGCTGTTCTTTAAGGATAGAACCTACGGCATGGTAAACGGGAGCTAAGTCGTTCATGCTGCCATCGCCTTTCTGATTGCTTGTTCTGCGGTCCATGCCGCGAATTGCCGTTGTTCCACTGTCGGTTCCGGTGTGGGAAGTGCTTCAATGGGCGCTTGGGGCACGGCTGGGGTTGCCGGAGTTGCGGGCATAGTCCCCACCGCACTCAACGGGAGATTCTGTGCCTGCACCCGTGGCTCGGCACCGTACTCTACAGCGGGGAGGCCTTCACGGGCACGCGCTTCATTCGGGCTATATAGCCCACCTTGAATCGCTTTGGTCAAGCCGTCAATCCGGCCGGAGAAGTCGGACCGAAGAAGCGTGTTGGCATCAAAGTCAGTAATTTCGTTTGCAGGCAACTTGAAGAACTTAGCGAAAGACGCCTCAATGTGCTCCATCAAGAACCCAAGGCCCGTGGAAAGCCAAGTATTGATGAGCTGCTCAGTATTCGAGTAAGTCGCTTTCGTGTAATCACCGATCAACGCCAACGGCACACGAAACACACGGGCGATATCTTCAATCGACATCCGGTACGTCTCGATAAGCTGGGCATCCTGTGAGGTGATGGTCATTTGCTGCCACTTCATGCCCCACCCAAGAATAGGGACTCGTCCGGCATTCAGACCTTTACTCTTCTCTTCCCACGCTACGCGGAGCAGGTCCATCTGTTCCTTCGTGAGCTTCTCATCTGTCGTGATAATGCCGGACGGGCGAGACATATTAGAAAAGAAAGCCGCTTGGTTGCCTGCGATACTTGTGTTGATCGAAACCGCCAAACCGGCATATTGCACCGGCGAGACACCGACCAACGGATGATTCGGGGTGTACAACCGGATGTGAAGAATGTCACGCGCGGGGACTAAGTAAGTCGCGCCGTTGTCGATTAGCGGGTTATCACCAAGACCGTAAAAAATCGCTTTGGTCTCAGGGTCAATATAAGGTGCAGCATTCCGGCCGGGAATAAGATGGAGGGATTCAACCTCCTGCCGGTCATTGCGGAAAGCAACTGAGTAAGTATTCCCGAAATAGAGCAAGTTGAACACAAGGTTCAGCATATAGTCTGAGCGTGTTTGATACCAATTCGGGTTCAGCAACACACGGGACAATGCTGATGTCGTAACCTGCTCACGACCGCCAGTCTGTAGTTTGCGATGATGCTGCATGGGCATTGTCGCAATCGCCTGCCCACACACGTTCACGCAAGCAAACACCGCACCGCAAGCCCGCAATGCGCCGGGGCTCAGGTTGCGTTGGAACCCGGTCCCATCTAAAGGGCTGAGTTCATGCCAGAGCCCGCTATCACCATAGCCAGATAGACCGCCGACGATGTTGCAATCAGACTGGCTCTTCATGATCATCGCCTTCCGGCGCTTTCTGGAACGGGCAGACATATTACTGGCTCTTCCGAGTGCGACGCATATTGGGCTTGGCAACCATATCTTTGGTCTCGTAGACTTGCGGCTCATCACCATCAGTCGGCGCGGCCTTTGCTGTCTCAGCCTTCATACGGTAGACCAAAGGCCGGTCTGAGACCTTTTCAACTTCGTCAAGAGCTTCCATGATCTTGAGCTCTTCAGCGTCGACCGGGTAAGCCCGTTCACCTTTGGATGTTGACTTGAGAAGTAAGTTAACCATTTCTAAATGTCCTCAAAAGGTGGCTGTGACAGGCTAGCGTCTTAGCTCTTCGACCGAGGGGTGTCTAGTCACAGCCGGGGGGTCAACTTACGTCCACTGGAGAGCGTTGCGTGCCGCTACGGCACCGGGGCGCAACAGGCTCCAAGCGGTCGGCCAGATACCACGGATCGCGGTACTGTAAGTCTGGAACATCGACGCCGCCGAGTACCCAGCGATCGAAGCACCGACACCACCGACAACCGGGATACCCGAATCCGGCGGGACTTGACCGGCAGTACCGATCGCACCGGGCGTGCCGTCTGTGCCCGCCTGGGTCGGTGCGGCTGCACCGGCATCAGCCATCGTCAACGTCGCTTGCTCACTGACCATGAACTCGGGACCGTCGAATGCCGTGGTGAGCACAGAAACGTCAACCATGATAGCCGTACCCTTGGTGACGTTGGCACTGTGGACAATCTCGAGGCCCAGCAAACGCCCGCCGTTGATGTCGTCACGGAAAGGCATCTGGCCCAACGGGTTCAACAACATGCCGATACCCGTGTAGTCCTCGTCGTTGACGATAAGAACGGGACGCCGTCCAAGGCGGGACGCAGCCAGCTCAGCCAGCATCGCCTGGATATCCGCTACGACGTTCTCATAGCCCGCACCGGCACCACTGCCCGCCGCAACCACCACACCAGCCAGCAAGCCGGCAGGACGCACGCCAGCGACCGCCGCACTGGCCGACAGGATAGCATTGTCGAGCATGATGCTGTAGGCTTCTTCCATACCACGACGGATAATCTGCTCGGCCGACGGAGTAGATTGCTGGATCAACTCGTTGGTCATCGGCACGATGCTCGCCAACTTAGTACGGCTCAGAGTCGTAGAACCGAAGCTGAACCGCTGAAGCGGGATTACGCCGCCTTCGCCCACCCACGCCGGTTCCGTCTGAGGAGTGCCAATCTGGTTCATGCGCGGAACGGTGATCGAAGAAAAACCACCGAAGTTCAGCATCATCGACCGGGAAGCCAAGGCTGCACCGACAGACGTGGCCGTTAGCAGGTCGAGAAAACCCTGCATGTCAGTCTGCACGAGCTCGGCGGCCCAGCCAGTCGTTGTCGTGTCCGCCACGGGTACCGCCGCCTTACGCTGCCAACCGAAAACCGCCTTGAGCGCATCGTTGTCGCCATACCGCTCTTCGAGGATCTCCTCGTCGCGCTGCCGTGTGGTGTGGGCGATTGCTTTGATCAAAGCCTGCTTGACGAACAGATCGCCCGGCTTATAGTCAGGCTTAAGACGCGGGTGAGACTTGATGATACCCGGCGCACCTTCGATCGGACGAGCCCGCGCAGCCAAAGCGTTTTCAGCTTGCTTGAGCGCGTTCAGCTTCTTCTCGCTGGCAACGACCTCCGGCCGGAGATCTTCGAGCTGCCCAGTGAGCTCTTCCACCTGGGGCATCAGCACCGCCTCGTCAGCATCATCTGCTTCGAGGGACTTCAGCACTTCACCGAGTTGCTTGTCCAGCTTGGTGAGCTGGGATTTGAGGACGCCATGCTTTTCGGCTGCGTCCAAGACCTTATCGGACAAGTTCATTATCTTGGTTCCAATAGTTTGCGCACACTCTCGCGAGTTTCTAATGCGCGTTGCAGGGTGCCAGACATGGCATATTTCGCCGGGGACACTGACGCCCCGGCGAAAATCAGATCACGCTCAGCCTGTGAAAGACCGAGCTGCTTCGAAATCAACAGTGCATTGGGATGCGCTGGCACACTCACCAACGAAACTTCGAGAAGCTCCGCCGACTTAATCCTATACCCATCGGTCCCTTTGATTGGCTCCCATTCGAGAGGGCGAAAGCCGACGCTAACTGCACGCAACACACCGTCAGCAATCAACTGTTTGGCCATCTGCCCCAGTCTGGTGGACGCGGCCTTGAAATGTCCAACCAACTGCTTACCTTCAATGCGAACGTTCTTCCAACTACCGACTGGCCGGTCAGCGTCATGCTGCCAGAGCGCAATGGGGTTTTTCTTAAAAGACGCAAGGTTCCAGCCCTTGACATCAATCACGTCTTCCATGCGGTCCGGCGACTCTTCGTTTAGGCAGAAGAAGCCATCATGGTCGTCTAGACCAGACCGGGTTAGAGAAGCTGTATAGTTACGGTTCATTTTACCTTGTACTCTTCATACCAACAGGGGACCGACGAATGCACCGACCAAGACGCCGGCTAGAAAGCTACCGACAAGTGCCCACGGTTCCCACCGCGGCGGTCGGATCTCTCCGAGGATTTCTTCCCGCAGCGCCTCAAACCGAAGATCAAGCTCTTCATCGTTCATCGCGTTGCTCCTCCAACCGATCGATGCGCTTTTCAAGAACCCGGCCCTCTGTTCCCGTGAATGGGTCCGTGCGTGCCCCGGCTTTCGTTTTCAGAGCGGAGACATCGTCTCGGATTCGATCGATGGTTTCCTGCAGCTTGCCGAGCAGGTACTTATGATCGACGCGGGCCAGACTATTCGTGGTGTTCTCCACTCCAATCGACTGTACAGCGGTTTCGACAGCTCCGACTCGCCTTTCGAGTTCGCCCACGCTTTGCCCAGTAAGGGCAATGTCGCGCCAAGACAGCAGGCCAACACCAAGGGCGCTACCGGCCAGGCCGAGGACGAACGCGAACAGGATCTTGGGAATCTCTTTTGTGACGGTTTCATTCATTCACTACCTACATCCCTAAGCGTGCTCGAAGCGCCGTTACAGACACTTGGATCGCAGTCTCCAAGAGGTATTTCGAGGTACCGAGTGCTGCGGCCTTTACCGGAGAATCTTCAGCACGTACCGAGTCAAAAACCCATCTGAACTTTTCCTCTCCGGGTAAATCCATTCGGTCAACATACTCTACCAGCTCGTCGATCTTGGCCAAGAGAGCTGGATTTACTTTCCGCTGAAACTGTTGTTGGATAATACTGATGACTTCGTCCCAGGGGATTCTGGACAAAAGACTCAGGGCGATGTTGATAATTGTTGTCTTGAACATCAGAAAGACTCTGGTCTGGCAACAGCGCGAACTAACGCCATAAGGCCGGTCTGCAGGTCGGTTGCTCCAATACTAATCCACCTGCCGTCAAGTCCTTGCACCGTGCGCAGTTTATCTATCAGCTCTTCGAGCGATTGGCCATGTTGCTTTATTTCATTCATCAGCTCCGCCTCATCATCATTTAGTTGACGATAGCCAATAATTTTCGGTTGCTGCATTGTTTCCATCTTAATAGCCTCTTAGTATCTACACTCCGTGCCAATCATGATTTCACTCGGGATCAAATGGCCCGCGAGGGCGTCTCCAATACTCGCCGTCACTTGCCCGGTCGGCCGGCACATCCTCCAGTCGAGTCGGTCGTTCGGGCTGGCGCACGACATCAGCGCCGCCGACAACCACACCAGGCAGCACCGCGCGCTTACTGATCGGACGCGAGGCGCTAACCCTACCCCACCAGACCATGCCAGCCCCGATGACATCGAGCCCGGTAACGATGGCATCCGTCAGCACCTCCGATTCGATCTCCCACCCAGCGCCCTTGGCAATCTGGCTCGCAATGATCACGATGAGACCAATGATTGTCTTCGAAAGATACCACGGCTTCGGCGGCTCCGGTATCTGGACTAGATCCTGCTCGCGAGCTTGGATTGCGCGGTGCGTGACCGGGCCGAAATATCCGTCTGCGTTGCTCCGTCCCTCACTGTTGACCTCCGGCAAGTAACCTTGCTCGATCAACTCGAACTGAAGGGCTTGGGCCTCGGGAGAGAACACATCAACGTTCATTGAACGGGCCTCGATTTGAGACGGGAAATCGCTCCGGGCTATCGGTAGCGCCTCCCTTTTCCGAAGAGTCCGTGTTCTTTTCTGCTACAGCGACACTCTTGAACATCGTCAGAAACTCGTGGCGCGATACGCTGGCCGCTTGTCGCCACATCACGCGCCCAGATTCCGTGACACTCCAGACAGGGATTACGCCGCTCGGATACGTGCCGTCCCGGAACAGTCGCTGCTCTGCCTGTCGGCGGGGAATGATCTCGCTCGGCTTGCGCCAGCGCATGAACGCCTTGGCTGCTCCTGCGATGTCGCCGGCATTGGCGAGCTTGGTCAGGCTTGCCCGCGCAATCGCGCCTGTGTTGTAGTGGAAGCTCACCATGGCATCGAATTGATGCTGCTCGACCGGACGGCGCAATGCGCGCTGCACGTCGCTGGCGTAGCGCTCCACGTCGGACTCGAACAGCGCGACAGCTCGCTTGATCTCGGCATCAAGATTTGGCGGCATACCACGTTTCATCTTCGCCGGGTTCGGTGGGCCAGCGGAGGCTGTGTGACCGATCCCGTAGGTCCAAACGCCGACCGAGTCCTTGTATGGACCGGGCACAATGCCCTCGTGCAGCGCAAGCGCGAACATGCCTTGAGGAGAGATTTTCATCTAGAGAGTCACTCCGGCCATCCCGCCTCAAGATCGATCGCCTCAAGCTCAGCCAGCGCCTCGGCCGCTTCGATCTGCGCCTTGAGCGCTTGGCTATGCCGATCGCACGCTGCGCCGTGCGCCACGAATGCCGCGTGCAGCGCGAGAATGCCCGCGGCCGTCGTGATCCTCCCGACGCCATCGATCGAGCGCCAGCCTTCGCCAAGCGCGGTCTCGAAGCTCGCGACCGCGTCCGCGCCCTGACTCAAAGCGATCTGTGCCGAGATCGCGACGTTGGAGAGCAGCGGGATGGACTCATCGCGGTCGGAGGCGTAGGTGTTGCCGTCGAATGCAAAGCCGCTCGTCTGCGCCTGCACCCGCCGCGCCGATCGCGTGGATTGCATCTGCGCCTTGCGCGTCGCCAGTTGCTCGGCTTCGCTCGGGACGATCGGCTCGCGCCGATATTCGCCGTCAACGAATTCCCACGGTCCGTGGGGACCGGGCTCGGTATCCGGCCGATGCCAATAAACGCCGAGACTCGCGAGCTTTTCGCGGTCGTCTCGCGCGATGAGAGTCGCGACGGGCCAGCGCTTGCCGT